TACAAATATTAACTGTTGGAGAACAGCGTGCCAAAGTTATGGGTAAATCACAAGTCGCTGCTATTTTTAAAAAAGGAAAGGAGTCTATCAGAAATGCGAAGGGCAATACTAGACGCGCTAAGAGCTAAATACGAAGCTGAAATAGCTGAAGCAGACGCAATAGCAAATATATACTTAGAAAATTCTGTAGGTATAGGTGAGCATCCACAACATTTAGAAGAAGTAAATAAACAAATAGAAAAGATAGCTAATGCTAGAGAAAAACTAGATGTGCTAGATGATTTTGAACCAGAGAAAGGAACAACATTATAATGGATGAATTAGAAAATTTTAAAATTTCATATCTTTCTAAACAACCAACAATAAATTTTTGTGTTCCTTCTAGTAATCCTTTAATGTTTATTGATGGAATTAGTGGGCTAACTTTATATAGAGAAAATAATTTTCAAGTTCAATTATTTATATGTGAACCAAATATAAATATTCCAGAACACACACATCCAAATATTGATAGTTTTGAATTGTTTTTATACGGAATGAAATTTACTCATTCTGGAAAAACAATTATTGATAGTGATATGGCATTAAAAGAAAAAAATAAAATACCTTTTTGTTCTTATCAAACAATAAGAGTTAAACCAAATGATTGGCATGGAGGTGTTTCTTCAAAAAATGGAGGAGCTTTTATATCAATTCAACATTGGTTAAATGATACAAAACCAACACATGTTAGTAACGATTGGCAAGGAGAAGTTGTTGGAAAAAAACACAAGCAACAATTAAATATGCAGGAGGAATTATGATGGATCCGTTAGTAGTTGTAGCTAAAATACAAAAAATGATGAGGGAAAATTTACAGAGAGTTGGTGATGCTATGATCAGTGGTGGTGTTGACAATATGGAAAAATACCAGTATATGTTAGGACAAGCGAGAACATATCAATATCTATTACAGGAAATCTCTAACCTGCTAGAAGAAAAGGAGCAAAAAGATGAGCAAGGAAACGTTATCGACATCGGAAAAGGAAATTCCAAAACATAGGAACGCCCTTCAAGAAAAATACAAAGAAGAAGCTAAAGGTGAACCAGAACCTTTAAATCCAGAAAATATACAAAAACAAAAAGAACAATTACCTGAACCATCAGGTTGGAGACTTTTAGTTTTACCTTTTACACCAAAAGAAAAAACTAAAGGTGGAATAATTATTGCACAAGAATCATTAGAAAAATTACGTATTGCTACAAACTGTGGCTACGTTTTAAAAGTTGGACCATTAGCATATTACGATAAGGAAAAATTTCCTACAGGTGCTTGGTGCAAAAAAGGAGACTGGGTAATCTTTGCTCGTTATGCAGGGTCTAGATTACCAATAGAAGGCGGAGAAGTCCGTTTATTAAACGACGACGAGGTTTTGGGTACAATAAATAGTCCAGAATCCGTGCTGCATAATATATAACATAGAAGGAGATAACTATGCCAGAAGATGACAAACAAGATCTAGTTGACATTGATACATCGGGTCCCGGTGCAGAAGTGGAATTAGAAGAAGAAAAAGTAAAACAAGTAGAAGAAGAGAAAGTAGAGGTTGAAAATGTTGAAGACAATACTAAGTCCGCTGACACATCTGAGAAATCTGATGAGCAGTTGGATGTTCGAGATGATTCGAACAACAAAGAACAAGAAACAACGAAACAAGAAGAAAAAGTAGAAGAAAAACCAAAAGAAGAACTAGAACAATATAGTGAAGGCGTTAAAAAAAGAATTGCTAAACTAACTAAAAAATGGCGTGAAGCAGAAAGACAAAGAGAAGCTGCTTTAGAATACGCTAAAGGTGTTCAAGATGAATCTACTAAATTAAAAACAAGAGTATCTAATTTAGAACCTAGTTATGTAAACGCAATGGAGAGTAAAGTTACTGCAGGATTACAAGCAGCACAAGCTAAATTAGCAGCAGCTAGAGAAGCTGGAGATATTAAAACTGAAGTTGATGCTCAAAAAGAAATAGCTAAACTAGGTGTTGAAGAAGCTCGCGTTGCTGGAATGAAGCAACGAGCAGCTGTTGAAATGCAACAAGTTAAACAGCCAACTCCATCATTAGATCAAGCTGTAGCACCTCAAGCAACACCTGATCCAAAAGCGGAAGAGTGGGCAGAACAAAACCCTTGGTTTGGACAAGATAGTGCAATGACATATACTGCATTTGATTTACATGAAAAACTAACTAAGGAAGAAGGTTTTGATCCTAATTCAGACGAATACTATGCTGAAGTAGATCGTAGAATGAAACTTGACTTTCCACACAAATTTGCTAAAACTGAAGCAAAGGAAACGACTAAACCTACTCAAACTGTAGCGTCAGCTACGCGGAGTGTAAAACCCGGTCGCAACACAGTGAGACTCACTTCATCTCAAGTAGCAATTGCTAAAAAATTAGGAGTGCCATTAGAAGAGTATGCGAAACAATTAAAAATCACGAAGGAGGCATAAGCATATGACAAACGATAAAATAAAAACTTCCCGTGCGAGTCAAACAAGAGCTAAGACAGCTAAAAAAACTGTTTGGACTCCACCATCATCTTTAGATGCACCCCCTGCACCAGATGGTTACCATCATAGGTGGATAAGAGCCGAGACTATGGGCTTTGATGATACAAAGAACATGGCAGGTAAATTAAGATCAGGATATGAATTAGTAAGAGCTGACGAATATCCAGAAACAGATTATCCAACTATTAACGATGGAAAATACAAGGGAGTGATCGGAGTTGGCGGCCTATTGCTGGCTAGGATATCGACAGAGCTCGTTAAATCGCGTGAGGAATATTTTAATAAACTCACAAAAGCAAGAGACGAAGCAGTAGATAACGATCTCATGAAGGAACAGCATCCAGGTATGCCGATTAATAATGATCGACAGACTCGTGTAACCTTCGGTGGTACAAAAAAGAACTAATAATTTTTTAGTAATTTTTGCCAACGAATTAAATTAATCGTTCATCTTTGATGAACAAAGGAGATAAATATGGCAAACCAAGACGCAGCCTTCGGACTAAGACCCCTAGGCAAAATTGGAGGGTCACCTGATAACAACGCAGCTACTGAATACGAAGTAGCAGCATGTGCCTCAGCTTTTGCTCAAAACGACCTTATGGTTGCTTTGGCAGCAGGAACAGTTGGAATAGGCGCAGCTACTGATAACGGAGTTCTTTTAGGCTCTTGTCAGGGTGTGTTTTTCACAGACGCTTCAACAAGTAAACCAACCTTTGCTAATCACCTAGTTGCTTCAAACGCAGCTACTGATATCAAGGCGTTTATTACTGACGATCCGCATCAAGTTTATGAAGTGCAATCGGATGCATCTGGCGCAACTCAACAATTAGACGTTTTCACAAACGCTGATGTTGCTGTTGGAGCAGGTGTAACTCCGCATTTCGTTTCTAAAACTGAAATTACGGACACTCAATCAACAACAACAGCCAACTTGCGAATTATCGGAATTTCTGATGATCCTGACAATAGCGATTTAACATCTGCTAATTGTAACTTTAAAGTGATCATTAACGAACATTTCTATATGACCGCAACTGGCGTATAATAGCAGAATAGGAGAATAAAATATGGCTATATCAAGAGGACAGCTAGTTAAAGAACTAGAGCCAGGTTTGAATGCACTATTCGGCTTGGAATACAAAAACTATGCTAACGAGCATGCTGAGATTTTTGACACTGAAAACAGTGACAGAGCTTTTGAAGAAGAAGTAATGTTATCTGGTTTCGCAAATGCACCAATCAAAGCTGAAGGAACTTCAGTTTCATTTGATAATGCACAAGAAACTTACACATCTCGTTACACACATGAAACACTTGCTTTGGCATTTGCGATCACTGAAGAAGCTATCGAAGATAATCTTTACGATAGACTTGCTTCTAGATACACAAAAGCTCTTGCAAGATCAATGGCTAACACTAAACAAGTGAAAGCTGCTAATGTGTTAAACAACGCGTTCAGTTCATCTTCTGCAGGTGGAGACGGTAAGGAGCTTTGTGCTACTGACCACCCAATTGCAGCTGGAACGGAGCAGAATGAGTTATCTACTGCAGCAGACCTTAACGAAACATCATTGGAGCAAGCTTTAATAGATATTGCAGCAATGACTGACGAGAGAGGTCTTAAAATTGCAGCACAAGGAACTAAGTTAATTATTCCTTCTGCGCTTCAATTTACTGCTGAAAGACTTATGAAGTCTGCAGGTAGAACTGGAACAGCTGATAATGATATCAATGCAGTTGTGTCAAAAGGAATGATACCACAAGGTTATACTGTGAATCATTACTTAACTGATACAGATGCGTTTTTCATTAAAACAGACGTGCCTAACGGTCTAAAACACTTTGTTAGAGCGCCGATGAAAACAGCTATGGAAGGTGACTTTACAACTGGTAACGTAAGATACAAAGCTAGAGAGAGATACTCATTTGGGTTCTCTGACTGGAGAGGTATTTTCGGATCACCGGGAGCGTAATCATAACATTTTTGTGGCGGGACATAGTTCCGCCACAATTGAAGAATAGAAAGAAAAAATGCACCCTAAAAACTTCAGAATACAAATAAATGCTTATAAATATCATGCAGATTTTGTTATAACTTGCATAGATAGTCCATTAGATATTGAAGATGCAATCATTGACAGATTGGGAAAAAATGATATAAAGTGGGAACATCTTGGAGAAATGATGGATCCAAGAGTAAATAGAATAACCTATGAGGAGGTTATAAATGGTGCAAGCACATCTACAGGACCTTTACAAACAGAAAAGGGGTCTGGAACTAGAATGGGAGCAGGAGCATCTTAACGAGGGTAAGTATACTCTCAATATGGTTAGAATCGATCATAAAGTTCGAGAAGTAATTAATCATATTAAAATGGCTGAGGCTAAAAAAGCCCACCTTGACAACAAGGTTGATGATGCAGCCCCACAAGTTTCTGTAGCTACTTAATAAAAAGCTACATCGTTGGAAAAAATTCAATCCACATTACAGGCTCTCTTGCACTCTATTAAAAACTATTGTATATTTATCACACTATACAAATTAAAATAAATTAAATGTAGACGTGTATAGTCGACATGCCCCTAGGGACTACATTTAAAATATTCTAGGAGGAATATTATGGCTAAAACAACTTTTTCAGGTCCAATAAGATCTGAAGATACTTTTAAAACAATCAGTAAAAACTCTACTACTGGAGCAATTACTGAAATCATCACTTTAGGTGACGGACCCGTTGCATTAGGAGATGAAGATAAAACACTTACTAACGCAACACATAGTGGAAGAACTCTTGTAGTTCCTGCACTTGGGGGTAATAGAACAATTACATTACCTGCACCAGTTGCTGGCTCACACTTTAAATTTATTTATGGTGGTGCTGCGGAAGAAGCAGAAAATTTAATTATAATAACACCAGGAAATAGTAATTTCTTCATTGGTGGAGTTGTTCACTTAGATTCAAATGCTGACAACGTATCAGTTTATTCTGATGGAAACTCTAACTCAAAAATAACTTTTACAGATTTTGGTTTATTTGAAATTAATATTTTGGCTAAAGATAGCACAAATTATTATATTTGGGGTTACCAAGAAGGTGTAGACGTACCTGCATTTGCAGATCAGTAATAATTAACTTTAATTGGAGCGGGGCTTTAGCCCCGTTCTCTAACAGGAGAAAAAAATGGCGGACGCAGTAACAAGTCAAACAATAATTGACACAGATAAAAGAGCAGTAATTAAACTTACTAATATTTCAGATGGAACTGGAGAAAGCTCAGTAAAAAAAGTTGATGTATCAGCTTTAAACGCACGATCAGCTGATTCAGCTGCTTGTTCTAGAGTTACAATAGATCAAGTTTGGTACGATGTTGGAGGATTAAGAGCAGCATTAGAATTTGATGCAACTTCAAATGTTGTAGGTTTAGTTCTAGGTGGAAGTGCAGCAGCAGGTAATGTTTCAGGACATTGGGATTATAGATCATTTGGTGGAATTAAAAATAATGCTGGTAGTGGAATTACCGGTGATATTGATTTGACGACACATGGTCATACAGCTCATGATCATTACACAATAGTATTAGAGTTAAGAAAATCGTATTAGGGAGGTAACTGATGGCCAATACAACTTCCGGCACAGTTACTTTTGACAAAACTTTTGCTGTAGATGATTTAATAGCAGAGGCATACGAGCGAATAGGTTCACAAGTAACTTCTGGATATCAATTAAAAACGGCAAGACGTTCTTTAAACATAATGTTTCAAGAATGGGGCAATAGAGGTCTGCACTATTGGGAAGTAGCTGAATCAAATATTGATTTAATTGAAGGTCAAACTGAATATACTTTTTACAGAGCAAGTGGAGATGGAACAAGTTCTAGCACAAATGCAACATCAAATGTTTATGGAGTTGCAGATATTCTTGAAGCAACTTTAAGAACAGATAGAACTGCAACAGATCAAGCAGATTCTGCTTTAACAAAAATTGATAGATCAACTTATTCTGCA